AACATCTAGACCTGCATTCTTTAACAAATGCACGTCTGTGATCCACCCTGTCCAAGAACTCTTACCCGAAGGGGATGCTGTTTCCAGCGCTAGCAGGCCATACTCTTTCTTCAAGGTGTTTATAGGGAAACGAGACAGGTTCTTCTCTGCTAATGCAGAAAGGAACTCACCTCCTCTCCTTAACTCATCTTGATCACCAGAATATGGATCCGTGATGGTGTTTAATTTAAGAACACCATCTATCTTTATTACTCGGTAAAGTGAGAAGATACTCATTCAAAACCGGGTAACGAAGGCATTCCCAGAAAGAATAGCTCGTCTGTCTGCCAATGGAATAATCCTTGGTAAACTCGACCTAGTTAATCTGGGAAACGGGTAGTCAGGATCAATCTCATTAAGAGATTTGATCCTCTCTCCGCTAATTCTTTTTTGTAAAGCCAATTGACAAGATTTGAGATATTTTACAACATACACTGGCCCATGATGCTTTCGCATCTGGAACAAGTATTTTATAAATCACCTCATAATTTGAAGTCTTTTGGTGACGTTTATTGGCTTATCAGAGCAGGCGAAGATTACTCTTCACCCTATCCGGTTCACCAATACTAGTAACTCAAAAGAATTACCTAGCGAAACCATAGGTTCCGAACGTATACCATCTTTAAAAGCATTTTTAAATGAGAATTCCGTGAAATTATTTTTTAATTTTTCATAGTTTTTTTAAATAAAAGTGCCCGATGGATGCATCCATGTATAATACCCATTACAACCAGTAATGGATATTATCATTTAATCCTCCCTTTCGGTTCCGAGGGGTTGTTTACAACTTCTGGACTCCGAACGAGGCATTCTAAATGAATAGACAAGGTCTGACCTGGTGAAATGCGCAGCTTTAAGTTGTACTGTTTCCAGTATTTCCTCTTAGCATCTGCAACCGCAGGTGTGAACCACTCTATCCCTTTTAGGATCCCCCACTCTATGAGTGTGGAATGGGAGGACCGATGCGAACCAAAGAAAGGTCGTATTAGTTCAAATCTATTTCCGCTGTTCCTCGAAAGAGGTACGGCAGGCTAAGAAGTCACTAAAACTCCCCGTCTCTTAAGGATGAGGTTCCCCGTTATTATAAGGGAGCCCCATACTATAGAGTAGGTGGACGTTTGAACACTTTTTAGTCTTCTCCTACTGAACTAGGTAGTCCAGAAATGGATCTAGTCGGGCAGAAGATTTCCTTCAGAGTGATCTGAGGGAAACCATTCAAACCA